GTTTGGTGCGAAACTGTGATTGACATCAGCATTGGAGAAACCGAACACCCAAAAGTTACGAGCCGGGAACAATAAACCGGATCATTTGGGAATTGGCCATTGAAACAGGATTATCACGATCAGAGTTTCAAACAGCGGAAGATGTTTTTACTGTGTATGACATTTTGAGGAGGCGCAATGGCAACTAAATCATCCAGAGACACCGGCACCTTTTCTTTTACTGTCGAGCCTTTAGAATTAAAAAATCTATTTAGGCTTTTGTCTGCCTTGCCAAAAGAAGTCCAAGATCAAGTCAGAACCGAAGCTCAAACAATGTCAAAGCGGCTTGCCGGACAATTGATGCAATTTGGCCTTGTTTCTCCAACACCGCAAGCAAAATTGGTTACGGATTCAATCACCACACCACGCGACCGGCTGATTCGTGTTGATATTGGTGGCACAAAACAGGTTGGCCGAAAGTATGGCGGGAAAACAGGTAAAGGCGGCAAGCGCACAAATCAATCACGAGCTGCCGCTGGAACTCTTTTATGGGGATCAGAATATGGCTCACATCCCGGCATTGATAGAGCCGGTCGAAGATACACAAACAGATTCAAGGCTCCAGCAAATCCAAGTGGTTATTGGATAACACCAGCTGTTGATTTTTACACGCCGGTTGTGGCAAAAGAATATATTGCAATGGTTCAAACACTTATCAGAGCGAACGGACTAGATTGATGGCAAAAATTCCAAAAGTCACAGTAACCTTTGATGCTGATTTAGATTCACTAAAAAAAGGCGTTAAAGGCGCAACAACCGAGGTTGATTCATTTGGCACTAAAGTTGGGGATTTTAGCAAAAAGGCGGCTTTGGCATTTGCCGCTGTGGCCGCTGCCGCTGGAGCAATGGCAATAAAAATTGGCGTAGATGCTGTCAAAGCTGCCAGCGATTTAAGTGAAACAATTTCAAAGGTTAATGTTTTATTTGGTGACACAGCCAAAGACATTGAAAAATTTGCAGATAGTGCAGCATCATCTTTAGGCCAGACCAAGCAACAAGCGTTGGATGCAGCTGCAACATTTGCCACATTTGGTCGAGCTGCCGGATTGAGCGGCAAGGATTTATCAGGTTTTTCAACAGGTTTTGTTCAATTAGCTTCCGATCTCGCTTCATTTAATAACACATCACCCGAGCAAGCAATCAATGCAATTGGCTCAGCATTACGCGGTGAAGCCGAACCATTGCGTGCATACGGCGTTTTGCTTGATGATGCATCCTTGCGCCAAGCCGCTTTGGAATTGGGAATTGTCAGCACAACCAAAAACGCATTGACACCACAACAAAAGGTTTTAGCGGCACAAGCTCTTATTTACCAGCAAACATCAGCTGCACAAGGCGATTTTGAGCGCACCAGCGATGGCCTAGCCAACAAAACACGCATTCTTACAGCTCAATTAGAAAACGCCAAAGTCACTATTGGAACTGCACTTTTGCCCGTTGTTTTAGAATTGGCAACTTTGTTTTCAGAAAAGGTTATTCCCATTGTCCAACAAGTAGCAGATGCTTTTGGTTCAAATGCGGATGGTATGAGCGGCACATTGCACACTTTGGCAGATGGAATAAAAAGCTTTGTGCAACCTATTTTTGAAGGCTTTAAATCAGCTTTTGATAAAATAAAAGCCACAGTTATTGAAAACAAGGATGAATTCCAAGCTTTCTTTGATGTGATTAAGGCCGCCGCACCGATTATTGGAACTGTAATTGGTAAAGCTTTTAGCATTATCGGAGACATTGCAAGTGTTGTTTTGAACATCATGGCAAATGTTGTTGGAGCTTTGCGAGGATTAGTCAATACAGCAATTGATTTAATAAACATTGCAATTAAAGGTTTTAATTTGCTAAAACCGGGCGCAGACATTTCAGCTATTTCGAAAATTGGTACTGGTGGTTCTACTGGTGGTTTTGCAACAGGAGGCGCGCCGGGTGCAATTTCAGGCGGTATCGGATCAACGGGTGGAGGTGTTACAGGAGGCGTTACGGGAGGCGTTACCGGAGGTGGAACGCTTGGCGGTGGAACGCTTGGCGGTGGAACATCAGGAGGCAGCACCAGCGGTATAGCCGCCGTGACCAAAAAAGTAACAAAAGTAATAGATGATGTTGCTGGTGCATTTGATACTTTTACAAGTGGCACAACAACTCTTGCAGGTGTTATGGCAGCTTCAAATCAACCATTTAGGTTTGGCACATCCGGCGTAAATACAAACACGCTGGCAGGCATTATGGCCGCATCAGCGCAACCAACAGTTACTATTAATGTTAATGCTCCATCAATCATTGATGAGGAGGCATTTAGCCGAGCAACTACAAACGCTTTAAACAATTCATCATTTAGAGGCACAAACGGAGCCAATAATTTGGTGTTTTTATGACACTTTTTAATCCTGTATGGCGGGTCACTATTGGCGGCGTTCAGTATCAAACAGCCATTTTGGCCAATCTGACAATTACAAGCGGGCGCACTAACATTTACGAACAAGCAAATGCCGGTTATACAAACCTAGAAATAATCAATTTGGATCAATCAAATGTGCTGATTGAAATCAATGATTCGCTGACAATTGAATTGCAAGATTCTACAGCTACATTTGTGCCAATCTTTGGCGGTTCCGTTGTTGATGTAGGCATTGCCGTAGCTGAGGTCGGTAGCGTGGATTATGCTCAACGCATCAGAATTGTCGCATTGGGCGCATTGTCAAGATTGCCAAAGGCTTTGACAGATGGTGTTTTATCGCAAGATTTTGATGGGGATCAGATTTACACCATTTTAAAAGAGGTGTTGTTTTTATCATGGCAAGAAGTGCCGGCAGCTTTAACATGGGCCACTTATGATCCAACCACTCAATGGCAAGATGCCGAAAACAGCGGATTGGGAGAAATTGACCAACCGGGCAATTATGAGCTTGCAGCTAGAACATCATCAGTCACCGATGTTTATTCACTTGTTTCAGCTTTGGCCACATCGGGATTGGGTTACATTTACGAAAACGCTCAAGGTCAAATTTCTTATGCAGACAGCACTCACCGCACAACTTATTTAGCTGCCAACGGATATGTGGATTTAACGGCTAATGAAGCTTTGGCATCGGGTTTAAGCATTCAAGCGCGTGCCGGTGATGTGCGAAACACCATCACGCTAAAATACAACACAAATTCACAAAATGAGGTAAGCGCGGTGGATTCTGCATCAGTCGGCCTATATGGCCAGCTTGCACAGATATTCACAACAACCATCAAGCATCAAGCCGATGCTCAAGATCAGGCCGATTTCTATTTGGAGCTAAGAGCCTATCCACGCTTCAATTTTAACAACATTACATTCGAGCTGACTAACCCAGAGCTAGATGATGCCGATCGCGATGATCTCATCAATGTTTTTATGGGTATGCCGGTCAATATAGCCAATCTGCCACTCAACATGAATTCCGGCGATTTCTTGGGTTTTGTTGAAGGCTGGACATTTTCTGCAAGATATAATCAGGTAAGCGTTTCAATGATAGTTTCACCGATTTCATTCTCATTGCAAGCCATGCGATGGAATGATGTGCCGGTGGTAGAACAATGGAGCACAGTCAATCCAACTCTGGATTGGATCAATGCCACAATTGTGGCGTAAGGAGAAAACATGAGCAATCCAACAAGCAATTTTGGATGGCAGATGCCAACGGCCACAGACTTGGTCACGGATTTGCCAGCGGATTTTGAGGTATTTGGTCAGGCGGTCGATACTGATTTTGTTGATTTATTAGGTGGCACAACTGGTCAAATTTTATCTAAGACATCAGGCACCGATTTGGATTTTACTTGGATTAACAATGATCAAGGTGACATCACAGCTGTAACGGCTGGCACAGGTATTTCAGGCGGTGGCACATCAGGTGCTGTGACAATTACAAATGACATGGCAACAACAATAACGACTAACGGCGATTTAATTTACGGAACAGGATCAGGTACTTACACCCGCAGAGCAATTGGCTCAACCGGAAATGTCTTAACAGTATCGGGCGGAATTCCGGTATGGTCAGCTCCAGCCGGCGGCGGTAAAGTTTTACAGGTTGTACAAGCAACTACATCAACTCAAACCGCAGTCTCGACAACAACTTACACAGACACCACAATAACGGCTTCAATTACACCAACACTAAACACCTCAAAAATTTTAGTTCTTGCCAATGTGCAGTTTTATTTAGATTTTAATGGCAGCGGAAAATCTGTAAGAACACAACTTCTAAGAAATGCGACAATTATCTTTGGAGACAGCACTACATTAGGATTTTCAAGCGGAATCACCGCGATAGGTGCAAGTGCAGTCGGACAATCCAATCGTCTGCCAATGCTCTATTTAGACAGTCCGGCAACAACTTCAAGCACAACTTACAAAATACAAGGCGCAGGAAGCACTGCATCTGGAACATTACAATTTCAAGACATAAGCACACCAAGTTCAATCATTCTTATGGAAATAGGTGCATAATGAGTTATCTTAACAAAGCAATTCAACGTTTAAAGCCATCTGCTGAGTTTTCATTTACAGAAAATGATTATGCAACAATTAAGTGGGATGTGCTTGATGGCACAGCCCCAACCAAAGCACAGATTGATGCAGCCATTGAATTGATAAAAAAAGAGGAACTCAGTGCTGAAGCTGCAAGAGCGAGTGCAAAACAATCTGCACAGGCAAAACTGGAAGCACTTGGATTGACAGCCGATGATTTAAAGGCACTTGGATTGTGACATTTGCACAAGGCACATTGCCGCGTTTGATTCAGGTTGCGCTCGCTGAGGTGGGCGTAGCTGAAACAGGCAACAACGAGACAAAGTATGGCAAACACATGAAAGCCGACAAGCTGCCATGGTGTGGGTCATTTCTTAATTGGTGCGCTGATCAAGCTGGTGTGAAAGTGCCTAATGTAGTAAGCACCAAAGCCGGAGCTGAGGCATTTAAGAAAAACAAGCAATGGCACGAAACACCAAAGATTGGTGATTTTGTGTTTTTTGATTTCATCATTGATGAAAAGGTGACAATTAATCACATTGGCTTGGTAATTCGGGCATCGGAAAAACAGATTGTAACAATTGAAGGCAACACATCGGGAGCTGGAGATCAAAGAAACGGCGGTGAAGTGATGGTCAGATCACGCACCTTGGGAGCGCGGTCATTTGTTGTGGGATATGGCCGACCGGCTTATGTCTCATTTACCGGTGATTTACCGGACAGACCCAAAGGAGAAAAATAATGGATCAAGCAAAAGCAATGTTGGCATCATGGGCAAGAAGTTCAATTGCTGGCATGTTAGCTGTGTGGATGACTGGGAATCAAAACCCAAAGGATTTAGCATTGGGTTTAGTTGCTGGCCTTGTGCCGGTATTAGCTCGATGGGCTAATCCCAACGATGTGAGTTTTGGCAACAAGAAATGAGCGTGGGCGAATGGACGGCGGTTGGTGGGCTTGTTATTGCGGTGCTAACTGCCATCTATTCGTCAATGAGATTTATGGTGAAGTCAGTCATGCGAGAGCTACAACCCAATGGTGGCAATTCTCTCAAGGATCAAGTGAGTCGGATAGAGGCACGATTGGATCAACTAATGCTTGAGATAGCTTTAAAGAAGTAGCGACACGCCGCAATTCACGCACCATTGTTGAAAATGTCGGTTGTGCCTGTCATTGTGTATTTGGGAGCTGAGACACGGCTCCCAGAAACGGGAGCAAAAAAATGACATCAGGTGAAATTGGATTGTTTATCTTTATGGTTGTGGCCTGCATTTTATGGGCCATTTGCAGCTATGCGGTGGGCTATAAAGAAGGCCACAAAGACGGCTATCAACGAGGCGCTAATGGCGTTCATGGACTCATACGAAGGCAACAAAGAGCGGACTGACAGGTGGATTGCCACATATCCGCAAGGCCGGCTTGAAACGCACATTGTTGAATTTAATGCTGAAAAAGGCTATGTGCTGGTTCAAGCTAAAGCATGGCGCAATCAAACAGAGATTGATCCGGCTGGCATTGATTATGCACATGGCTTTCTTGCAGCTTACAGCGACAAAATGCGCCGTTGGATGATTGAGGACACCTGCACATCAGCTTTGATGCGCGTGATGGCTTTGGTAATGGGTGGTACGGAAAAGGCCACTAAAGAGGTCATGGCATCGGTTAAGACCGAGACAGCAGCTGCTGATCATGATTATTGGACAACTAAATTTGGTGATGTGCCAAGTTATAAGACCAGAGAACAAGCCGAACAAGCCGATGAAACTGGATGGGCTGTCAATGGCGTGCCAATGTGCGCACATGGATCAATGCGATGGAATCAAAGCAAACCCGATGCGCTAAAGCCATGGGCCGGATACTTTTGCAGTGAGAAAATCAAAGAAAAGCAATGCAAACCGCTTTGGTATGTGCTGACAAGCGATGGCACATTCAAACCACAGGTGTGATTATGACAAAAAAACGATTGATTGTAATCATATTATTGTTTGAAATCGTGCTACTAGCGGCAATGATATGGATGTCGGTAAAATGAGCGATTACATTGAAATCATCCATCCACAAAGCATGACAGCCAAATTGCTGTGTAATGGCTTGGTGGTTCAGGAATACAAAATTGAGCAATGTGACAAATGCTCACAACTAAGGCGATTAGATCAATTTGGCTACCAAAAAGGTTATGACCGCACCGAAAACATTATTTGGTTTTGTGGAGATTGCCGATGAATACTGGATACATGCCACAAAGCAAAACGGATGATTGGGCAACACCTCAAAATTTCTTTGATCAATTAGATGCTATCCATCATTTTACTTTAGATGCAGCAGCTAGTTCAACAAATCACAAAACCCCAAATTGGTTTGGATTAGATCATGAGAATCCAAAATTTCGTGATGGGTTAGCTGTGACATGGGAAAACAATCGCGTTTGGTGCAATCCACCTTATGGCAGAGAAATCAAGAATTGGGTTAAAAAAGCACACGATGAAGCAAACCATGCAGAAACTGTAATGCTTTTGCCAGCTCGGACTGACACAAAATGGTTTCACGATTACGCTATCCGGCACAAAGTGACCTTTATTAAAGGCCGTTTGAAATTTGGCAATGGCAATGTTTCAGCTCCATTCCCATCCATATTGGTGGTGTTTAAATGATAGATCGCATTGAAGAAGTGCAATGCATGATTGCAGCCATATCACATTGCCATGACAGATCAGCCGACCACAGCTCACGCATTGTTAAAAACCTTTCATGGTTTGAGTATGTGGCACAAATGGGCGAATCAATGCTTGCTGAGCTAGTAGTGGCCAAGCGATTAGGTTATGACTATCAACCCGGCATCACATGGGATAAATCAAAGGCCGATGTGGGCGAACACATTGAGGTCAAATGGTCAGCCAATCCCAACAGCAATTTGTGGATACAGGAAAGCGATAGAGAAGATCGTGACATTGCGGTTTTGGTTACAGGCAACGCACCTAAGATGCACATTGTGGGCTGGATGCCCGTAGCTGTGGCCAAAAAGCCAAGATACAAAAACACCAGCCAAAACAATTGGACTGTGCCACAGGCTAATCTGCAACCTATTGAGACGCTTGCGAGGAGCAACTATGCACATCCTGCAATTTGATTGCGCAATATGCAAGAAGCTTTACGGAAAGCCTCAGCAACGCTTTGGCCTGAAGAAAGGTGCCGAATTGACAGAGCATGAGTGGTTTGCTCAATGCATGGGATGTGGCACATTTGGCATCAAGATTGTGGATGATGCTCGGATTGCCGAGTTGAGCCAATGATTAAGTTATCCACAGGTGTTATGCACAGGTGTGCGAAACCTGTGGGGCTCGCCCAAAATCACGCTCCTTACTTGACACCTTCGGTACGCTCCAGACTTGCAGACGAGCCGGTTAGCCGGATAGCTCGGGCGCAATGTATGGTGCTATGGGCCGCGCTATGTATTGTTGGCACAACACCGGCAACAGCTGCACAAGAAGTTAAACCAACTACATCAATTGATTCTCTGAAGCTCTATGCGCATTCACGGATCGTAAATTGGCGTGAGTTTCAATGCTTTAACACATTGATAACCAAGGAAAGCAACTGGAGAGTAGAAGCAATCAATCCCAATGGCAATCACTTTGGCTTAGGTCAAATGCGTAACACTAAGTATCGCAACCTTGATGGGTATCGCATGATTGACTGGTCATTGCGCTATATCAATCACAGATATTCTGGATCAAGCTGCAAGGCATTTGCCCATTGGCAGAAACATGGGTGGCATTAGTGTCGTATCACTCTCAAAGAGCTGGTAACAGCTCCAAATGGAAGCAAATACGAAAGCGCATTATTGCCAGAGATCAAGGCATTTGTGCCTACTGT